TAGTGCTCTACAGTAGCCCCTTGTTTCAGGGGGCTACTTTGGATACACTACGCGAAACACAACACACAACGGAGATACACCATGTCATTACACACAGAAAATTTTGAGATAGAATTATACGCGCCTGAGGATGACGGGTCACAATATGGTTGGTTCAAGCGAGACAACGCAGTTGTAGGTCTATGGTTTTATGATGGAAAATTAAGAGACTATGACGAGATAGGCGACGATATACCGAAAGAGGTACTCGATGCATTTGAGGCCATTGGGTTCAACGTAGACGAAATGAGACCATATCAAGTGGAGGAGAAACAATGAAAACAGAAGCACTACTTTCGGAAGCAGTCGCTTTGGCTGAAAAGATCAACAAAGCACGGTTTGAGGGTGATGTACCTTCAGACCACGATACGGTGAGACTTTGTGAGGTCTTAAGCTGTCTCTATGTCAGCGGTAAGACCCTGAGCGACTCAATCCTACAGAAAATACAATAGGAGATACACTATGCACACAGACGATTTCAGATTAGTTACAGCATACCGTTCAGGATATGAGGACATGGAACACACTATAAAAACGCAGGGCTTTTCATGTGCTCAGTCGATGTTTAACGATTATTATCCCGCAGGTAAAAGGCACACTGGGTCGGACCTTGGGTACTACTACATGAAGGGCGAGTTTGCCGCCTTATTTAAAGCGTCTAAAACAAAGTAAAACAGAGGAGCTACACCATGAAAAATTACAACGATTTTGTAGACTACATCAACATGCTAGCGGCTGACTTCAAAGAATCAGGCCACGAGGACTGCACGGACTACGCACACGAAGCGGCAGACGGTAGCGAGTACGTCATCTACTACGGCAAGGCGTGGGACTTGATCGACACCGTGCGCTCTTACAATAGCGACCTGTTTTGTGATGGTGAGTCGTGGGCGCTTGATCTAGGCGAGAAGCACGAGAGTTTAGATAGTATGGTCACTAGCATTGCATACGGCATTATATACACTGCGTTAGTTGAGCAGATTTTACACAACGCACTGACAGAGGAGGAGGCGGCCTAATGCAATACACTGACAGGGACATGAATAACAACCCTTGGCCCAAAACGTGGGTAGACGTCTACAACGACCTTACGGTGTTGATAGAGAACACGTACAACCCCAAGGTACGAGAGACATACTTAAACGACCGCCACAGGTTCTATTTAATGTGCTGTGAGCTAGCTATGGATATACACGAGGACGAGGAGTGAGTACAATGTTAAGCAAAGCGGAAAACACAATACAGGCCACCTTGGAAACCTTAGAGATACTCAGGGACCTAAACCTACGGGACTATGACGACACGAAGGACGTGTACTTTAAAGGTAAAGCGGACGCATACCTCATAGCAATCAGACATATTAAAGGGATGCAGGGGGAATGATGCAACTAGGCACAAAGGTTTTCGTTTACTATAACCTACACAAAAAAACATGGTCCATTCGTGACTGTAAAACCCGTAGAGTGATAGGCCACTCCGACCGAGTGGTGTTAAACTTTGTCACTCCGAAGGTATCACAGGCGGGGCGTGAGCGTGTCCTCAGGGAGAAACGCAAGAACGTACACGCAGGGCTCGAGGGCTATTTACTGGACCCTAACAACATGTGGGAAAGCCCTAGGCTAGCCAAAGGGATCACATACAACCCATACAAATACACTGGGTTCGTTTACAAGGACACGGAAAAGCCATACACTGGGTCAGTGTTTGCCATATTAAACAACAGGAGCGTGACGGTATAATGGAAAAATTAATAACGGACCTTGAAATTGACGTAGCGTGTCTATTAGACTACTTTGAGGACATAACAGAGCACGACATAGAGAAAATTCAGGATAAACTAACGGAGTTACGTAATGAATATATTCTACTTAGCACACAATCCAAAAAGTAGCGCACAAATGCAATGTGATAAGCACGTTGTCAAAATGATCCTAGAGACTGCTCAGCTCCTTAGTACAGCACACTGGGAGCTAGGCGGTGAGGGTCCTTACAAAGTGACACACAAAAATCACCCTAGTGCAGTCTGGGCTAGATCAAACAAAAAACACTATGTGTGGCTCTATGCTCATTTTAGAGCCCTCTCGCAGGAATACACCAAAAGGTATGGTAAGGTACACAAAACATGGCAAAAGTGCTCACAAGCCCTCTCAGAGCTTCCTAGGGGCATTCCTGACACTGACTGGTCAGATCCACCCCAGTGTATGCCGGACAATTGCAAACACAAAAGCACCGTGATAGCATACCGAAGGTACTACACACAAAAGGGCCAAGAGTGGTCAGAACGTGGTATGCCTATGAAATGGTTTGGAAAGGAGAGGGTAGCGTGAAATATTTACTTTGGGCCGTAGGTGTTCTTTTGATTGTCACAGGGCTATGGCCTTTGGTTGTTCTCTTAGCTATTCCTGTGCTTTTCTTTACCTTTGGTGCTGTAGTGTTTGGTATGGCACTACACGATGAGGAGGAATACCTAAGAGAAAAATTTGACATAGAGGAGAAACAAGAGGATGATTGAAAGGGAAGTGTTATTTTGGGTTATGATAGTGTCAATATCAATTTTATGGGTGATTGTAGATGAGTTACGATTGGAGAGTAGAGAAGATGACGAGTAAGGAGCTTTTTGAGGTGTTTTTGGACAGCGAACGTAAGGACATAGAGAGCAGATCAGGGCGTGAGCAGTACATGGGGGCCGAGTTGTTTACTGAGGGCCTTGTAGGGGCTCAGTACAGGACACCGGACGAGTACAGGGAGTACGTTATGGACCTTATCGACCTAGTGGACAGAGCAGGGCGCACAGGGGACTTTACAGCCCTAGGATCTAAACTGTATACCTCACTGTACAATGATTTTCAAAAAATGGTTAAACAAGGCATATGGGAGCTTGAAAATGAAGATTAAGGATGCGTTTATCACTGGCCATGAGCAGGAGCTAGAGCTGCAGGAAGCCGAGAGGACCTTTAAAGCGTACATGGTGCGTGATCTGGTAGAGCGTGACCTAGAGCTAATGAGTCTAGGGGAAATTTACCAGAAGGCGTCTACGGCCCTTTACAACGAGTTTATGCGTATGGACGATGATGAGTTAAAAATCAGGTTCAATGATGCGTTTAGAGGAGAGTTTGACGATGAGATGTAAAGCGTGTAATGTCATTTTGGACGACTATGAGCTAATGCAATATGACAAAGTAACAAAATTACCACTTGACATGTGCTTAAGTTGTCTATATGTTAGCGATAAGACCCTGAGCGACATTGAGGCAGTGGTTGACACATACGTAGAAAGGGAGTATAATGATATGGATTTACAATTTGAACAATATGACGAAAATTTAATTTGACAGGAAGGAGTAATTTGAGTATAATATTAAGTATACCTAGGTTAATAACCTTAATGTATATACATAAAGGTATATACCTAGGTAATCTAAAGTAAACTAAAGTAGTTAAACTAAGCTAAGGAGCTTTTTATGTCAGTTTTACAAGGTACAGTCGCTTTTGCTAATTTGGATCAGCATGAAGTGTTTAACGGTCAGTCAACGGGTAAATATTCTTTGGTATTGACCTTGGATGATCCAGAGGCTGAGGTTCTAGCCAAGAATGGTGTCAAGCTACGTGAGTACGAAGGTTTGAAACAACGTAAGTTTAGCACCAAGTATCCCGTGGACATTATTGACACGGACGATGAGCCATTCCGTGGTCGCTTGACCCGAGGATCTAAAGTAAAGATCCTGTACGCTGAGGGTAAGCCACACCCTGTACACGGCACACCTACCTATCTAAACAAGGTACGTGTCATTGAAGTGGCCGAAGGTGGCGAAGGCTCAGAGGACTTCTAAAGTGGAGCTACGTGCTGAGAGTGAATCAAAGTTTGTCAGACATGAGCCATGCCCTAAGTGTGGATCTAAGGACAACTTAGCACGTTACTCCGATGGACATGCCGTCTGTTTTTCAGGCGGCTGTTCACACTACGAACGTGGTGATGGTGAAGTTGTCGAGTTTAAACGTAAGGAGTCAAAACCTTTGAATGAATTAACTGGTGTACATGCCGCTATCAGTGACCGTAGAATCTCACAGGAGACGTGTAAAAAGTTTAACGTCACTGTGGAGTACGGCAACGATGGTCATATTGTAAAACACCACTACCCCTACTTTGATAAGGACTCAGGTGAGCTGAGAGGATCAAAGACACGCCTTGTGGACAACAAGCAGTTCTTTGCCCAAGGGTCCTTTGACAACGTGGGTCTCTTTGGTCAACAAGCCTTTAAGGAAGGTGGAAAGTACATCACAATTGTCGAGGGTGAGCTTGACGCTCTTGCGGTGAGTGAGATGTTTGACGGTAAATGGCCCGTGGTGTCAGTACGCTCAGGGGCCGCAGGTGCTGCAAAGGACATCAAGGCTAACCTAGAGTGGCTTGAGAGCTTTGAGAACGTTGTGCTGTGCTTTGACAACGACAAGGTTGGTCAGGATGCCGCTAGGCAGTGCCTTGATCTATTCAGCCCTAACAAGGCTAAGAACGTAGCGTTGTCCATGAAGGACGCAGGGGACATGCTCAAGGAAGGCAAGGTACGTCAATTTGTACAGGAGTGGTGGAATGCTAAAACTTATCGTCCTGATGGTATTGTTGCAGGTGTTGATACGTGGGATATGGTCATTGAGCAGGAAAACATTGTCAGTGTTCCGTACCCGTGGCAGTGCCTTAATGAACTCACTCATGGCTTCCGTAAAAAGGAGTTAGTAACGATTACGTCAGGCTCAGGGATGGGTAAGTCACAAATGGTGCGTGAGTTACAGTACCACTTGTTACACGCCACCGAGGACAACATAGGCATCCTAGCCCTTGAGGAGGACATCCCCAAGACTACTTTGGGCCTTATGTCACTTGCGGCAGAGCAACCCCTGCACCTTGATAAGACAATCACAAGGGAGGAAAAACGTAAGTACTGGGACGCAACCTTAGGAACTGGTCGGTTCTACCTACTGGACCACTGGGGTTCAACCCATGAGGAGAACCTGTTGTCTCGGGTTCGTTATATGGCTAAAGGTCTCGATTGTAAGTGGATTATACTCGATCACCTAAGTATTGTTGTCAGTGACCAAGAGCAGGGTGACGAGAGGAAAGCCATTGATAGTATCATGACCAAGCTACGTAGCCTTGTACAGGAGACTGGTGTTGGTTTGTTCCTTGTGAGCCACCTTAGAAGGCCCTCAGGGAGCAAAGGACACGAGGACGGTGCTCAGGTATCCCTAGCGGACCTACGTGGCTCAGCGGCCATTGCACAGCTCTCGGACATGGTTATTGGCCTTGAGCGCAATCAGCAACACAAGGATGAGGAAGTACGTAACACAACAACGGTACGTGTGTTAAAAAACCGCTTTGCGGGGTTGACAGGACCTGCGTGTTACCTGTATTATGATAAGGACACTGGTAGAATGACCGAGACCAACTGCCCTATTGATCCTGACCAAGAGACTGAGTTTTGAAACAAATAGTATTTGACATTGAAGCTGATGGCCTGAAGCCTACCCAAGTCTGGGTAATTGTGGCCCATGAGCTTTGCACTGGTGAGACTAAGGTGTTCAAAGAGGACAACCTTGGGGACTTCGCACAGTACGTTAAAACTGAAGTAGAGGAGGTGATTGGACACAACATCATAGGCTACGACATACCTGTGTGCGAGAGACTGCTTGGGGTTGACTTTAGTCGCTGCAAGATCACGGACACTTTGGTGCTGTCAAGGCTAGCTAACCCACAACGTGAAGGAGGACATTCACTTGACAATTGGGGAAAAATTTGCGGATCATCCAAGATGGAACACAACGATTGGTCTGTTCTGTCTGAGGATATGGTGGTTTATTGTAAGCAGGACGTTAAACTTAATGTCTTGGTGTATAAGAGACTGCTCATTGAACTTGATGATTTTGGCAAGCAAAGCATACGTCTTGAACATGAAGTACAGACTATTATTGCAAAACAGATTGAAAATGGGTGGCTTTTAGACCAAGAGAAATGCTTCCTGTTACTAGCTGAACTAAAGGAGAAGAAATATGAGCTTGAAGAGCAAGTACAAAAGAAATTTATACCTGTTGCAACGTTCGTTAAGACAGTTGAACCGAAAGTTAAAAAGGATGGTGAGTTCTCCACGGTCGGTCTCAAGTTCCTAGGGGACAACTGGACGACAGTTAAGGGCACATTTAGCCGCATAGACTGGCCTGAGTTTAACTTAGGGTCTCGACAACAGATTGGTAAGTACCTCCAACGTTTTGGATGGAAGCCAACGCAGTTCACCGAGACCGGTCAGCCCATCGTGGACGAGAAGGTATTGTCAACCGTAACGGACATACCTGAGGCCATGTTGATCGCTGAGTACCTTTTGGTACAGAAAAGAATAGCTCAGGTACAGTCTTGGCTTGACGCTGTGGACGAGGACACTGGAAGGGTACACGGTTACGTCAACTCCAATGGAGCAGTGACAGGACGTATGACCCACAGTAGTCCAAATCTGGCTCAAGTCCCTGCGGTTTACTCACCCTACGGTAAGGAGTGCAGATCCTGTTGGACAGTCCCTAAGGGCTACAAGCTCGTGGGTTGTGACGCAAGTGGTCTTGAGCTACGGATGCTAGCGCACTACATGGATGATGAGGCGTATACTAATGAAATTATCAACGGAGATATTCACACGGCAAACCAAATTGCTGCAGGGCTACCAACAAGAGATAAGGCAAAAACTTTTATCTACGCTTTTCTTTACGGGGCCGGAGACGCTAAAATCGGAACAATCGTGGATGGAACTAAGCGAGACGGTGCGAAACTTAAGGCAGAGTTCCTTAGAAATACGCCATCTCTTGGAGCTTTACGAGACCGAGTTGAAGTTGCTTCTGGAAGAGGCCACCTTTTTGGACTTGATGGAAGAAAACTATTCATTAGATCGTCACATGCCGCACTGAACACACTCTTGCAATCCGCAGGTGCTATTATTATGAAAAAAGCCTTGCAAATATTGGATGAGTATGCTACAATATGGGGTATAGAATATAAATTTGTAGGTAACATACATGATGAGATACAAGCACAGGTCCGCAGTGACCAATCAGAGAGCTTCGGTAGACTGGCTGTTGCGTCAATTGAAGCCGCAGGGAAATACTTCGAACTCAGATGCCCTTTGGCAGGTCAGTACAAAATTGGAGACAACTGGGCAGACACACACTAATGGATCAGCTTAGCTTCCTAGAGGACGACCACTACGACCTAGGGGACGGAGTCAAGGAATGCAGCAAGTGTAAATACATACTACCCTTAGCGGCATTCTCAAGACACTCAGGAGGCAACTACTTAAGACCAGAGTGTAAGAAGTGTAACAACGAGTTAAGCAAAGTACGTGATAGACTGAAGCAAAAGTACGGAATAGCCCCTGACAACTACACTTGCCCTATATGCTTGGGAAGTGAAGAGGAAGTCAACGGGAGAGGTAATACAAAGAACGGTTCGTGGGTTTTGGATCATTGTCACGAGACTGAGGAATTTAGAGGTTGGCTCTGTCATAAATGTAACAGATCACTGGGTGGTTTTGATGACAGCGTTGATATGTTACAAAGAGCGATAGACTACCTGAGGGAACACAATGAAAAACATACACACATTAGTTGATGACATTTACAAGCTCATGGAGACCAAGCGGCCTGACCCTACGGTAGACCCTGAGGCTGAGATTGAGAAGTTTGGAGAGGCTGTCAAGGACCTAATGCGTAAGGAGTTCACCAGTCGTGGTTTTGACGGACGTAAGCTACGCTTGTCAAACATAGGCCGCGATGACCGTTACCTTTGGAATCACTTCAATGGGACTTCCAAAGAGAAACTACAGCCACATAACCTAATCAAGTTCATGTATGGACATTTGATCGAGGAGATGTTGTTGTTCCTAGTACGCATGTCTGGACATGAGGTTACTGATGAGCAGAAAGTTTGTGAAGTGGAAGGCATTGTCGGTCACATGGATTGTAAGATTGATGGTATTGTCACTGACGTTAAGTCCACAAGCAGTTATGGCTTTAAAAAGTTCAAGGACGGTACACTGGCCTTTGACGACCCCTTTGGTTATATAGATCAGATCAAAGCCTATGCACACTCTGAGAATGCAACACAGATCGGTTGGTTGGCTATGGATAAGCAGAATGGACACCTGACGTATCTTAAGTACGATCTGGAGGACACCAATGCCCCAGTGTACGAAGTGCTTAAGGACTCCATTGTGGAGCGAGTACAACACGTAAAAAAGCTAGTGGAGCAGCCACAGCCCCCAGTTTTATGCAACAAGCCTATTCCCGATGGAAAATCAGGAAACTTAAAACTCGCTGTAGGTTGCTCGTATTGTCAATTCAAGCAAAGCTGTTATCCCGAGCTAAGAGTCTTTTTGTACTCTACAGGACCAAAGTTCTTGACAAAGGTGGAAAATGAGCCTAAAGTACAGGAGATAAGTCTTGAGCAAATCGACTAAAAACTACGGGATCTATCGGTCAGGACTTGAGAAGAAGTTTGCTGAGTTAGCACCAAGGGGAATGTTTAAGTTTGAACCGTACACAGTCCCCTACACGATACACAGAAACTACAAACCTGACTTTGTTTGTGAACATTTTCTAATTGAGTGCAAGGGGTACTTTAGGGTAGGAGACACACAGAAATACACGTCCATCAGGGACAGTTTAGGAGCTGAGGAGTTGATCTTTGTGTTGTCAGACCCAAATAAGAAACTAAGGAAAGGAGCAAAAATGACTATGGGACAGTGGTGTGAAAAGGAAGGCTTTCAATACTATACTTTAAAAACCATTGATGAATTGTTTAAATACATTGAGACGGCTATGAATTATGACATGGACTTTTGATGAGCTTAAGGACAAAGTGTCCAGAGCGTATGACGTAACTCTTCTTTGTGAGATACTTGAGATTACCGAGGAAGAGCTTTTGGACAGGTTTGAGGATAAGTTTTTAAACAACATAGACATTTTTGAGGAAGAGATTGACAATGAGACTTAATGACGCAACACCCGCAGAATGGGACGCAGTGACTAAACCTAAGCACTACAATACAGGCGGTATCGAAGCCATTGATTATATCAAGCAACAGTTGGGTGACGGATTTATTGAGTACTGTGAAGGTAACACACTTAAGTATCTTCACAGGTGGCGCTACAAGGAGCATCCAGTGCAGGACTTGAAGAAGGCTAAGTGGTATCTGGACAAAATGATTGAAGCAGTAGATGAGGTGGAAAATGGAATTTAATGATTATCAAAAGCTAGCACAGGAGACAGCAATCTACACAGACCCTATGTATCCTGTAACGTCACTGATGATTGAATCTGCTGAGGCCGCTGACTTGTTTGTCAAGCCTCTCCTACGGGGTGACGCTGTTGACATTGATCGTACTAAGGTGGTGTCGGAGTTAGGTGATGTGCTTTGGAGCTTAGCTAACATGGCAGCTGATCAAGGCATCAAGTTAGAGGATATTGCCATCTTTAACATTGAGAAGCTGAAGTCTCGTATGGCGCGTGGCGTTATACAAGGTAGTGGTGGTGATCGCTAATGACCGATAAAGTATACAAAGTTATATATTTATAGCTATATGTATACATTTACACAGAAAAGTATA